AGTTCACCGCGCAATCCTGCACAAAGCGCAAAGTCGCCTCGTCTTCCTTGCCGGTGTTGGCAAAACACACAATAGCTTCCTCTGGCAACTTGCCGCCGTTGCTCTGTAAGACGCGCCAAAGCATATAAGCGCTAGTCCTGCCGCCGCTAAAGCTAATGCAGGTTGGTTCGTTGATTCTGAAGGGGTCTGCCATCTTTTTTTGCCTTGTTGTTAAAAAGTTGTTGACACTGTAGCACAGAACTATGCTATCATCTAGCCACGTTACGAACTGAGTCCAGACGGTAACGCAAACAGAGAAGGAGAAAGCCACATGGCTATACCATTAAAGCGCACTAGCGGCCTCTCAGCCAACGGTGTAAAAATGCTTGTCTACGGACAAGCCGGTGCGGGTAAGTCAAGTCTGATAAAGACATTGCCAAACCCCGTAATTCTGTCAGCTGAGGGTGGATTATTGTCTATCCAAGACGCTGACCTTCCTTACTTGGAAATTACAAGTATGGACGATCTTCGGGAAGCCTACTCATGGGTGCTTGAGTCAGAGTACAAGTCGGTGGCTCTGGACAGCATCAGCGAGATTGCAGAGGTTTGCTTGAACCATGAAAAGAAGGTCAACAAAGACCCACGCGCTGCCTACGGCGCCATGCAAGAGCAGATGGCTGACATCATTCGGGCATTCCGCGACATCCCAGGTCGCCATGTCCTGATGACCGCCAAGCTAGAGAAAACTCAGGATGAGATGGGTCGGGTGCTGTATTCGCCCTCCATGCCAGGCAACAAGACCGGCCAAGCGCTGCCGTATTTCTTTGATGAAGTGCTGGCGCTGCGCGTGGAAAAAGATGCTGAAGGCGCAACGCAGCGCGCCCTGATGTGCGATAGCGATGGCCTATGGCTTGCCAAAGATAGGTCGGGCAAGCTCAGTGCATGGGAAGCCCCTGACTTAGGCGAGATCATTGCCAAGATTGGCGGTGCAGCATGAAGACCACAATTAGCCTTTCTGATCTGGTGGAAATCCAGAATGCCTTCAACCGGTTGCAATCGATAGTTGACGAGGTTTGGTTGAATGAAGGTCAATTCAACCGCAAATTGGCTTGCATTCAGGGCCGCGTAGTTCTTAACCGCGTAATGGCTTCATTGGACGCAGAATTTGAGGTGACAGAATGAGCCTATACCAACGCTGGCTTGACGCCAAAAAAGTTGAAACCAAGGCGGTTGCTGATCGTCGTGAACTGGAAGACCAGATGGCTTTGCAGTTTGCTTTGCCAAAAGACTTGGATGGAACGGTGAAAAAAGAACTTGATGGTTTTACCGTCAAGATCGAAGGCCGGATCAATCAAAAGATTGACGCCGATAAACTGCAAGTGCTGGCCGCAGAAGCCGGTATATCTGAACACCTTTCCAGCCTTTTTCGCTGGAAACCCGAAATCAATGCAAAGGTCTGGAATGCTGCGTCTAACGCCGTAACCCAGCCTTTGCTTGGTGCTATCACGTCCACCCCTGGACGCCCTACTTTTACTATCACTAAGGATTAATCATGGCTTTTTTAGACGAAGAATTTAGCGTAGATACGCTGCCCGTAAACACCAACAATTTTGAACCCCTGCCAGAGGGTTGGTATAACGCCAGCATTACTGGTGCTGAAGTCAAGGAAACCAAAGCGGGTGACGGCAAGTACATTGCCTGCAAGTACACCATCACTGGCCCGAGCCATCAAGGTCGCGTGGTATTTGGAAACTTGAACATCAAGAACGCCAGTACCAAGGCCGAAGAAATTGGGCGTTCACAGTTGGGTGACATCATGCGGGCCATTGGGCTTGGCAAGGTGTCAGACACAGACCAACTGATTGGCGGCAACCTTGCCATTAAATTAATAGTAAAAACTGGTGAGTACGCCGGTAATGAGATCAAGGCGTTTCGTGCTTTGAGTGGCTCTGCCCCTGCGCCGGTTGCGCCGTTCAAGCCTCTTGGCTCTTCGGCTCCCGCCAAGGCTGCACCACCTTGGGCTAAGAAGTAAGCAAAAAAAAGACCCCGCTGATTAAAGCGGGGTCATTAATAGACCAACCAACCAAGGAGAACACACATGAAAATACCTGAACCCGAGATTACCATAACTTCTTTGATTGATCAAGCCCATGAGGCACGGGCAGAAAAGCCACGGCCTCACATGGGATGCAGCACGTTGGGCCACCACTGCGAACGCTGGCTATGGCTGTCGTTTCGGTGGGCGGTGCAAGAACAGTTCAAAGGACGGATTCTCCGTCTTTTTCGCCGTGGCAACAATGAGGAGGCCACCATTATCAGCGACCTACGCGCCATTGGCATGAGCGTGACAGGAACCCAGAGACGGGTTGACTTTGGCGGTCATGTATCGGGTAGCCTGGACGGAACTGCTAAAGGCGTGCCTGGTGCGCCAAAGACCGAACACGTTTTGGAGTTTAAGACCCACAGTCTCAAGTCATTCAATGACCTTGAGAAAAATGGCGTGGCAAAGAGTAAACCCCAGCATTACACCCAATGCCAAGTGTATATGCACGGCACAGACCTGAAACGTGCGCTTTACATTGCCGTCTGCAAGGACGATGACCGTATCTACACCGAGCGTCTAGAGTATGACCGCGACCATGCTGAGAAGGCTATCGCCAAGGGCCAACGCCTAGCCCTTACTGACCGGCTACCGCCACCTATCAGCATCGACCCAACGTGGTTTGAATGCAAGATGTGTGCGGCGCATGACTTCTGCCACGGCAGCAAGACCACCAAGCAAGTTAACTGCCGCACCTGCGCCAATGTAACGCCACTGCCCGATAGCACTTGGCACTGCGCCAAGTGGGATGCCATCGTACCAACTGACGCCCAGCATACCGGCTGCGAAGCCCACGTATTGCACCCCGATCTAGTGCCGTGGAAGCGGCTGGAAAGCCCTAGCGATTGGGTAGCCGTGTATGAGATTGACGGGCAGGGCTTGGCTAATGGTGAGCCAGGCGAGGGCGTGTACACCAGCAAGGAATTGCTTGCTAATGCTGCGGCGTGTTCTGATCCGACCATTAACCGGCTGCGGGGTGAGTGGGATGGGAGGGTAGTGGGGTGATTCACTATCACGGTTCACCAATTACGCCAGCGACAGCTGCCGCGAAAGTCCTTGCGGGGCGGCATTCTTTTGTTTCGTTTGCTCATCCCGAGCAATTACCAATAGCCATTGAGGTTTGCCAATCGTTTGCACTTGACAACGGCGCATTCTCTGCGTGGATGGGCGGAAAACCAATTACAGATTGGATGCCGTTCTATGAATGGATTGCAAGCCATATGAATCGACCAGGTTTTGACTTTTTTGTCATTCCTGATGTGATTGATGGAGATGAAAAAGCAAATGACGCCTTGGTTCGATCTTGCCCACTTCCAAGTCATATGGCTGCACCTGTTTGGCATATGCATGAAACCACCGTTAGATTGCAATGGCTTGCCAGAACTTTTCCAAGGGTTTGCATTGGTTCTTCTGGTGAATATGCCGTTGTTGGTTCTTCAAAATGGTGGAATCGGATGAATGAAGCATTGTCCAAAATCATAGACAAGAATGGCTTTCCGACTACAAAACTTCACGGTTTGCGAATGCTTAACCCTGATGTTTTTACAAGAATACCTTTTCATTCTGCCGACTCCACAAGTGTTGGTAGAAATATTGGTATTGATTCTGCGTGGAAAGGCACATTTATGCCGCCAGACAAGGACTGGAGAGCCGTTACCCTCGCGGCCCGAATAGAAGCACACAACTCAGCTACCCATTGGACAACTCAACCTAAACAGGACTCACTATGCCTTTTCTAATCGCACTTTACGCAGCAGCAATGACCCTTGCAAATCTTTCTATTGCCCAATGGGGGCCGTGGGTTTCACCCATTAACGCCTTCCTTTTTATCGGACTTGATCTTGCGTTGCGGGACTTGCTGCACACCAGATTGAAGGCATGGCAGATGGGTGGTCTTATTGCCGCTACGGGTCTGTTGACCTATGTACTAAATCCAGCAGCAGGGATGATTGCAATAGCCTCTGCGGTATCTTTTACAGCCGCCGCAGTGGTTGATTGGGGTGTTTTTATTAAGGCATCAGGGACATGGTTTAAACGCTCCACCAAATCAAATGTAGCCGGTGCTGCGGTTGATTCTCTGCTTTTCCCAACAATTGCTTTCGGTGCGCTTATGCCACAAATTGTGGCAGCCCAGTTTTTGGCAAAGGTTGCTGGCGGTGCAATTTTGGGATTATTGATTTACAAATTACTTGGCAAGAATCATGCTCCGTGAGTACCAACAACGCACCATAGACCAACTCTACGCGTGGTTTGAGGCAGGCAACACTGGTAATCCATGTCTAGTGCTGCCCACGGGCTCCGGCAAGTCTCACATCATTGCTGCGCTGTGCAAGGACGCGCTGCAATCATGGCCGGAAACCCGCGTCCTGATGCTAACCCACGTCAAGGAATTAATCAGCCAGAACGCTGAAAAGATGCGCCAGCACTGGCCTAACGCACCAATGGGAATCTATTCTGCTGGTCTGAACCGTAAGGAGATGGGCGAGCCGATAACCTTTGCGGGCATCCAATCGGTGCGACCTTTT